GTAGATCAATCTATGCTAGAGGGTTCAAAGACAGGTAAGGCAGCAGAGACAGACCTTATGATCCTCATCTCGAAGAACCCTACTGTTGAAGGTGCAGAGGATCAGGACACACAACGACACTTGAATATTGCTAAGAACAAGCTTAAGGGTGGCTGGCATGGGATTGTTCATACAGAATTAGACGGTTCTCGTAGTCAATACACAGCATAGACGGATGATAGGAAGAGGATAAAGATATGAGATTAGTTCTTGATGTAGAAAACACTATCACTACTCGTGGTGGCAAGATCCACGGAGACCCCTATGAGACGGGTAACTATTTAGTACAGGTTGGCATTAAGAATGTGGATCGTCAGCAAGAACGGCATGTCTTGAACTTTAACCATGATGAGCAGAAGGACACCAAGGGTACTGCCTTTAAGTTACTTCAAGCTTTCCTTGATGAGACTACACTTCTTATCATGCACAATGCTCAGCATGACTTACCTTGGATTTGGGAGTCAGGCTTTAAGTATAGTGGACTAATCTATGACACTATGCTGGCTGAGTATGTATTACTGCGAGGTCAGAAGTATCCACTTAGTCTAGAGGGCTGTGCTGACCGTAGAGAGTTATCTCACCGTAAGGGAGATACCCTGAAGCGTTACTATAGGGATGGCTTTAATACCAACCAGATACCTCTAGCAGAATTGTCTGAGTATCTGATCTCTGACCTAGATACTACTTGTGATCTCTTCCATGACCAAGAGGCTGACTATGCTAAGCCTGAGAGTGCTAGTCTTATTAAGATCCGTGACATTACAAATGAGGTATGTGTAGTTCTATCTCGTATGTATATGGATGGCATCAAGGTAGACCGCCCAGCGCTTGCTGCTGTACGTGAGTTATTTGAACGTGAGCTTGCAGACATTGAGACACGGCTTCAAGCACAGGTAAGGCATCTAATGGGTGCCACTCCAATTAACCTAAACTCGCCTGAGCAGATGTCTCAGGTAGTTTTCTCACGTAAGGTTAACAACAAGAAAGAGTGGGTAGACCTCTTCAACTTCACAAAGACACCCAAGGAGTTTAAGGATGCCGTGTCGTCTAACACTACAGCTATCCGTAAAACAGAGGCCTACACGTGTCCAACTTGTGATGGAGCTGGGCGTGTCTTTAAAACCAAGAAGGATGGCAGCAAATTCAAGAAGCCTAACCATTGTAAAGAGTGTGAGTCCAGAGGATTTAAACTCAAAGAACTCAATGAGTTAGCTGGACTAAAGTTCTCTGCACCTAGCAAGGAGTGGGTAACAGCTAACGGGTTTGGCACAGGTAAAGACAACCTGACGATCTTGATTGCTACTGCTAAGAACAATGGCATGACAGAAGCTATGGACTTCATGACAGACCTGCGTCGAATGTCAGCTGTGTCTAGCTACTTGTCATCCTTCGTAGAGGGTATTGATGTATATACGAAGGATGATGGCCTACTACACGTAAGCTTGACGCAACACATCACTGCTACTGGACGGTTTAGTGGTCGTAACCCTAACATGCAGAACATGCCTCGTGGTGGTACATTCCCTGTTAAGCGTGTGTTCATATCACGTTGGGATGGTGGAGAGATAATGGAGGCAGACTTTGCTCAGCTAGAGTTCCGTACTGCTGCATTCCTATCACAGGATGTCTTAGCTATGGCAGAGATTGCAGATGGCTTCGACGTTCACAGCTACACTGCAAAGGTTATCACAGATGCAGGACAGCCCACTACACGTCAGGCTGCTAAAGAGCATACCTTTGCTCCACTCTTCGGGGCTACAGGTTATGGCAGAAGCAAGGCAGAAGAGGCCTACTACATCCACTTCAACAAGAAGTATGAAGGGATTGCTGCTTGGCATAAGAAGCTAGGGGACGAAGCCATACGCTTCCAGAAGATTACCAACGTGTCAGGCAGACAGTACGCCTTCCCTGACGTAACTCGTAGAGCTAATGGATCACCCACACACTTTACGATGATCAAGAATTATCCAGTTCAAGGCTTTGCTACAGGGGATGTTGTACCTGTTGTTATTCTTGAGTTGGATAGGCGTCTAGCACCTTACCAGTCTTGCTTGGTAAATACTGTGCATGACTCCACCGTGATTGACATACACCCAGAAGAACGGGCTATTGTCATTGGCATTATCGACGATCTGAACACAGGCCTAAACAAACTTGTTATGGACGCCTATGGCATTGAGATGAATGTACCACTACTTCTCGAAGCTAAGATTGGCCCCAACTGGCTTGACACAAAAGACGTTTGATAGTATAACTACAACTCCAAATCTTAACATACAAAGGATGTATTATGACTAATGCACTAGCAACAACGATCAAACTTGATCCCGCCTTGGCGGAGATGATGGGAACATCTGTGACACAAGCGAAAGCTAGTATTGCACGTCTTGCTCTACAGCAGACAGCTATCATGGGTGTTGAAGAGATCAACGGTAAGAAGGTAAAGACTGAGGTAGTACCTGTAGGTGCTTATCGACTCAATAACACAGATGGCTCCATCGTGTATTCAGAGGACGTAACAGTACGTGTCTTTGCTAAGCGTATGCACTGGGGTATGTGGGACTCTGAGGCTAAGGTGATGTACAAGACTGTCATGGCTAATGATGTGTACAATGATCTGAAGGATACCAAAGGTGGGTTCAACCTGGGTCGTCCGTCTGGTTACGTCAAGGACTGGGAAGCTCTTCCTAAAGCAACTAAAGACATCATGAGAGCAGTCAAGCGTGTGACGGTTATCATGGGTGAAGTTACCATGAATGATCCAAAGGATGAACAAGGTAACCCTGTTGGCAGTGATCCTTCTACTCCTACCCCATTCCTCATGGAAGTACGTAGCACACAGGGTACAAAGAACATCAATGAAGCTCTGGCTAAGATCACACGTAAAGGCTTGTTACCTATCCAGTACACTATGCTTTTAACTGCTGATGTTACTACGAAACCAGATGGTGGTGAACTTGGTACAACTACAGTGACCCTGCTAGATGAAGCTAGTGTTACAGAAGCAGATCAGGATCTAGTTCGATCTTTCTTCGATTACATTAGCCGCACGAATACTTATGTTCTGGACAAGTGGTCAGAGAATAACAGTGCCAAGCTTTCTAAAGAGGATGCAGATCTTGTAGGCTCATTCGTAAATGTGGAGGCAGCTGACTAATGGAACACGCTGCTGAACTGCCTATCGAACTGTTTCTTAAGGATGCAGTTAATGGTAAAGCTTCTATGTCGGAGGAGATCATTCAACGTGTCGCTTCTGATGTAGCAGCTGGACTAAACAAACAGTTCAACAGCGGTCCACGGGATGCGTTCAGGCTTCGGATGTCCAACATTGGGCGTCCGAAGTGCCAACTCTGGTTTGAGAAGAACAATCCTGTAGATAAGATACCACCACCCCCACACTTCATCATGAATATGTTAATTGGTGATATTGTGGAGGCGGTATTCAAAGGTATCTTACGGGCCTCTGGTGTAAAGTTTGAAGATGCTGCTTACGTAAAGCTTAACTTGCCTGATGGTACTGTCATCAATGGTGAGTATGATTTGGTGCTAGATGGTCGAGTAGATGATATCAAATCTGCTTCTCCTTACTCGTACCAGAACAAGTTCAAAGATGCTGAAACATTACGTGCTAATGATAGCTTTGGTTATATGTCACAGCTAGTAGGTTACGCTACTGCTGCTGATAAGAAGCTAGGGGGCTGGTGGGTAGTAAACAAACAGAATGGTGAGTTTAAGTATATCAACGCTGAGCAAATCTCTATGGAAGAAGAGATGGATAAGATTGTTGAGAACGTAAACTACATCAATCAGGATGAGCCTTTTGAGCGTTGCTTTGAACCTGTCAAGGAGACATACTACAAGAAAGAGTCTGGTAATACTAAGCTCTGCATGGAGTGTACCTTCTGTGGTCATAAGAAGAAGTGTTGGCCTGAGCTTAAGACACAAGCATCCTTGGTATCTAAGGCTAAGACAGCAGGGCTTGTAGACTACATCCATATCAAAGGGGACTAGTATGCCCAAGAAGCCTAGACGCCACGCCTCCAGCGCATATAAGAGTGGGCTGGAGGTAAAGAACAATGCTTACCTAAAAGAGCGTCAAAAGGAAGTCAGGTATGAGGTACTGAAGATTGAGTACCTTCCTACTAAGATCAGGAGCTATAAGCCTGACTTCCTGCTAGACAATGGCATCATAATCGAGACCAAAGGGTACTTCGAAAATGATGACAGGCAGAAGCACCTAATCATTAAAGAGCAACACCCTGAGCTAGATATCAGGTTTGTATTCTCTCGTGCTTCTACTAAGATCACACCTAATTCTAAAACTACATATGGTGCTTGGTGTGACAAGCATGGGTTCCTATGGGCAGAAAAGTTTCCACCTGAAGCTTGGCTAGATGAACCAGGTTCATTACCCACAGAATTACATATTAAACTCAAAGAAGGGAAAAAGAGTGACTGACCTTACTAAGCCATCAGTATTACCAACGGATGCAATGGAACGTAAAGCTATACCAATCTATACAGGGGTGATTAACTACTTCCCTGATGCACTGGTATGCATTGCTAAGTTATCTCTTGCGGGTGGCCTTCAACATGGACAAACACCTAACACACTGCATTGGGATAAAACCAAGTCTATGGATCATCTTGACTCCATGATGCGTCACATGTTAGATGGAGATTGGGCGGAGGTAGCTTGGAGAGCATTAGCTAATCTCCAGATCAAGATTGAGCAAGGGGATTACAAATGAGTAAGAAGACTTTCAGCATTACCTTTGTAGCGGATATTGAGGCTGCTAGCCATGTGCTATCCGCTGATCCGTCTGCCTATGAAGATGATGTAAGAGATACAGTTGAAGATATTATGTATGATTACAATGACATGCATATCAGAAACCTAAAAGTGAAGGAACTAGGATGATTTCTCAAGATGACATTGACGGCATGGAGCAACAGGCGATTGACCCTAGTGAGTGCTTGGCTGAATTCATTAAAGCATTTGGGGGTTCTCTTGACCCTCGCTTGTGGATTAACTTAGTTAAGGAAGAGCTTGACGAGTTGTATGCAGAGAAACCAAACACAGCAGAACATCTCAAAGAGTATGTAGATCTGTACTATGTATCTGTAGGATTGTTCCTTGTCTCTGAGAATAACTCTGCTGCTACCCTGATGCCTGATGATGAACTAGTCACACTTAGAAAGCTATTGGCTAGATCAGACCGTGCTCTACAAGAACACTATACTACATACGGTGAGAGTAAGATCTCGGAAGCATTTACTAGAGTACACCTAAGCAACATGTCAAAGCTAGGTGATGATGGTAAACCAATCCGACGAGAAGATGGTAAGATCCTAAAAGGGCCTAACTACAAAGCCCCAGACCTAACAGACCTTATTTAATAGCAAGGAAGCTAAAGATGACCAAGAACTACCAAGAGTTTTCTACTCGTGCTAATGTGGTGACACGGCGCACATATAACCGTCCTAAAGAGGATGGCACCTTCGAGACGTGGGGTGAGACAGTAGATCGTGTTGTTGAGCACCAGCAGTGGCTCTGGGAACGTGCCAAGGGCAACACCCTAGACATGCTAGAGATTGTTGAGCTTGATAAGCTACGCAC